AAGAGTTATATGACAAATATAGATAAGCTTATTGTTACCAATAAAGCTATTACTGCGTCAACTCAAGATAAAGTTTTGAAAGCACAACTTAAAGTTGAATTAGGCGTTTTAGAACGTGCGAAACTCAAAGTTATGCTTAAATTAGAGTTAAATTGTACTCGAGATGCACCCTTGGCTTTAGCCATAATAGGTGCACCTGGTATTGGTAAAACTCAAATTGTAGATAAATTTTTGAAGATGAAGTGTGATATAGACAAAGAATTAGGACGTGACCCTTCGGGATATGATCCTTCCCGTGTTTATCATCACAATGGAAGAGATAAATATATGTCTGAATTTTCTTCATCAGATAGATCAATTGTCATTGATGACGTTGGTCAGTTTAGAGACGAAATAATTCTAGCTCAACAAGGAGGAGCTATGTCATATTTAATTGATTTTATTAATGACAATACTTTAGTCACTGAACAAGCTGATTTAGAAAATAAAGGTAAAATTTATTTTTATTGTAGTGAGGTAGTCATTACCTCAAATTTTGCAGATTGTAAATTTAGCACCGTCTTTCCTAAAGGTGGTGGTATTTACAGACGTTTTCTTTTTGTATTTTGTCGTGTCAAAGAGGAATTCCAAGTAGAAGGGGAAACCCGTCTCAAGGGAGACCTGAATGACCCCAATAATTTTGACATGCACGAATTTATGTTTAAACGTTACAAAAATTTAAACGGTGTCGATTCGGAAGTATTTTGGAACGGTACGGATTGGCAGTCTGACAATAACGTCCCTTGGATGTCCATTTTTGAAGTCGGACCATTTTTGAGGGATGAAATTTTGATACCTCGTTACGAACAACAAGATCGTGCAAAAGCTGCTGGAAAGTATTTTTTAGAATCGGAATCATGTTCTGGTTGTAAGTTAACAAAGTTAATTTGTTCGTGCCCTAAGGCACAGGCAGATTTTGAATCAGATAATGATTTTGACCATACAGCTGAGGAGTCAGATTTTGATTCGGATGTGACCTATTTTTTAGGTCCCGAGTCGTGGTTTGATTATTTCACTCGGTGTAATAGTCTTTTGAGTATGTATTTACTTTGGATATTTTACAGCGGTTGGAAGAGGTTTAATTCGGACGGAATTAATATACTACTCGCAATGCGAGGTTTAAATTCGTTTAATTCTACTACTTCTGATCACGATATACTCAATGAAACGAGTTTTTTGTCGCGGCAACGTATTCGATTTGGCGACTATTTCGTTAACGAAGTGGAAGCCATTTCTAATAAAGATGTTTTGCAGGTGATTTTAACCAACAGACGGCGTGTTATATATGCTGAATTTGGTTTAACAATTTTGATTGCCACTTTGACTGCTTTAGTTACTTCATATTTGATGTTTAGTTCATTTTCGACACCTGCAGAGGCACAAGCTACGCAGGACGATGATGATGAAGTTCAAGGGGACGATGAAGATGATTATTGGAAAGTTCAATATGAGGATATGACTGTTTTATCAGGCGAACCCTCTACCACAACTTTCGATCAGTTGACAAAAGTCTGCGAACGGAACATCATGATGTTAAAGGTTCAGGCAAATGGCAAACATTTTTATGTAAATGCTTTTGGACTTTATGGTAATGTCGCTATTATACCAAAGCACGCTTACCAACAAATGGAGATGCACAATTTTGAGTGCAACATTACGGCCTATCGTCATGATAAGAGCCATCCTAGTGGCGCTTCTATTAGATGTATTAAATTAGATAAGTCTAGTTTTACATTTACTAAGGTAGAAACTGACTGTATTATAGTTCAGTCGCCTTCATTTGGTGTTTTCAGAGATATACGTAAATTTCTTTTGAAAAAAGACAATTTTACTGGAAAGACCCAAGGTAAGATCGTGGGTCGTAGTTTAGAAGGTAATATTGTACATTTTGATATTGATGCTTTTCAGCGTGGTTTAGTTAATTATAAACATATCACGACTGATACTATTTTTGATTTCGTGGGCTATAGAGCCTACGCAAGGCGGGAGACCTTTTTAGGGTTATGTGGAGCCCCTTATATTTTGAAGACCATGAATGGTTGTTTTATTGGAGGATTCCATGTTGCCTTAAGGAAAGGTTTCCGCGGTTTTGAGGTTTATTGCTGTCCATTATCGAAAGAGATTGTTGATTGTGATGTAAATAGTTTAGTGCCCAATTCGTATAATGGTTTGGATTTAAACACTGTTTATAGAACAGACCAAAATTTGGCTTTAGCGCAATCAACACATCCTAAGTGCCCCACTCGAAAACTTGAAAAAGGATCAAGTTTAAAATTTTATGGGAATTTGGACATTTTTCGTCCTAAGCTCAAAACGAGCGTTGGACGTACTATTTATTGTAAAGAAGTTTTGAATTACTTTTGTATGGATGACGTAGAATATTTCTCACCGAAAAAGGTTAATAGCCGGTTGTGTACATTACAAACAGTGAATAAGATGTGTTCTAAGAGTACATTTGCACCGTCAGATATTCAAAGTATGACGAAGTCTTTACTAAAAATATATATTAATGTTGTCGATGAGAATAAAATTAAGGTGAATCCGCAACTTCATTCAGTTAATGCCGCTATCAACGGCTTGGATGGAGCACCTTATATTAACCGTTTGCCTGTTAAGACTTCAGGTGGTTTTGCTCATAAGGGCCCTAAAAAGAAGTATTTCATTTTAGGTGCATCTAGTGAAGAAAACATGGTTAATTATGATCTAGTAGACGACATTGCTGAGGAATTGACTCGTGCTTACGAGCGCGTAGCTAAGGGCGAACGCATTTCAGCAATTTGGGATTTTACGTTTAAAGACGAACCCATTACGCAGGAGAAAGTTGACGCCAACAAGTGTAGAATTTTTAATTCAGCATCATTGTTTTTCTCTATTTTAGAGAGACAAGCATTTTTGTGGTGTATTCCTCTTTTCAGTGGTCGTTACAGACATAAGTTTGGATGTGCCATTGGAGCCAATGCTTGCGGAAAGGATTGGACAATTTTGTATAATCACATTGTGAAATATGGTGTTGATCGCATCATCGCAGGTGATTATTCCAGTTTTGATAAAAG